GAGTTAACCATGCGGGCACGGTATCAGTTCCGGTCGGTCCATAGACGGGACCACCAAGATCAAAGTAACTTGGAACTAACCCGCCGCGTGAACCAATGTATGCAGCGTTTGCTTGCGAATTTGCGGCAGGACTAGCACCATTTGCAACAGCCGCACCCCCTCCAGTTAAAGCATCCAAGATAGCGGCTCGCGTAATGTTAACTAAAAGTTGAATGCCCAATTTAATCATGGCAGCAATCAAAGTTTGTAAAGTTTGTTGTGCAACATTACGTAAAGCCTTTCCTAGATTTTCTGCACCTGTCGCTGCCTTTGCCAGTGACATTGCAATTCCATTTTCCAACTGTGTTCCAACTTGCTTATAAATATCCGTTAATTCTGTCGCAACGCTCTTGCCCTGCGTGCCTAAAGCGCCCAACAAAGAAATCAATTGCTGTAAAAGAGTTACATTGTCTTGTGTCTGCAAAGCTTGATTTGCCAATGCAACCGTAGTTTCTACGGTTAACCGATTATATTCTTGACGCCCAATGGTTCCTTTCTGAACCGCTTCATTGAGCGCGGTTTGATATTGCTCTAACTTCTGAACCGCTCCGGCATTTTGACCATATAAAGTATTGACATTGGCTTCAACGGCTTTCTGCTCATTCAAAAGCAGTAATCGACGTGTGAGATCGGCTTCTTCTTCTGTCGATAAAACGTGATCCTTGAGAAGCAATTCCTCCCGATCTTTTTGAATCTGCGTTGCGACCGCGAGCGCAATGCCATACTTCCCAAACAATTCAGTTTGATTCGCAATGTCTCGATTGATCGTATTTAACGGAATAGTCGCATCGTTGTAAACACGATTCAAGAGAGCAAATGTGCCGGAATATCGCTCTGCCGACTCCCGACTATTTTCAAACTCTGATGCATTTGCTTGTAAGGCCGCAATCAATGTCTTAAACCGTTCCGCATCACTTGCGGCGTCCAACTTTTTCAAGTCTTCATTGTACTTCGCTATAGCTTCTTTCGAGGCGTCAATCGCATTAGCCTGAATTAAAGCTTCTTGTGCTCTAGGATTATCGGGAGCTATTCGTTGAATTTCGGTTAAATTCTTTTGAGCATCGGCTTGTGCTTTTAATTCCGCATCAAAGGCTCCGGCTGAAACTAATGCATTTGCTTGTTTCTGAACATATTCATCAAGTTCTCTGTTTTGCCGTGCAACAGATTGAGTATAATTGCCCACATCTTTAATCAAAGCGTCATAAACAGCGTGCCAAGGAGCAAGTTGCGCCGAAGGGTTCGTTTGATCAGCGCCAGGATGTTTCGTTAAAAAATCATTCAATTGCGTCTGACTTAAAGAAAGCGATTGCTGCGGACTATCAACCCCATTATTATTTTCTTTCAGTTGACTAAATTGTTCTTTATAAGCGGCTAATTCGGCTTGCGCTGCTTTCTTAATTTCGGAAATGTAAGCTCCGTCCGCTCCTTCTTGCAATGTTTGTCTTTTTTGAAGGTACGAAGCTTGTTCATCAAGGAGTTGCGTTTGATAACTTCGCGTAGCTTCAAGAGCTTCCCGCGCAGCTTTTGAACCAAACGGTTGTTCCGTTGTAACTGACGCTCGTAATTCGGCATCCCGATCCGCGACATATTTTTTAGTATTTTGTAGATCAGTCAGAAGTGCGGCATAATTATTTTGTTCACGCGCTTCTGCGTATTGCTTGGCATCGGTTACAATTCCAGATTCTTGTTCGGCAAGGAGATTTCGAGTAGTCGCACCAGCTTGCCGGATACGTTCTTGATCGGCGATAAATCGAGTTACGTCATTCGATGTTGTTGCCCCGGCATATGTAGATATCGCTAATGAGGCCCCTATCACACCAGCCGTTGCATAACCAATCAAAGCATCTTTTGCCGCCCCAATAAGTCGAGCGCTCTTATCCCAAAAAGTATCTTGTTCACTTAGAAGTTTGTTCAAGGCTCCCACATCAATGTTAATTGACTTAAATGGAAGGTCAGCAAGTTCCTGTTGATACTTTGCCAAAGGTCCACTAGTCAAACCAGTGAGCGTTTCTTCCTGTTGGAGTAACCGCGTCTCACTTTCATTGGAAGCTTTTGCAACTGCCGTTTGCGCTTCTGCAAGCTTTAATGCAATTTCATTGAACTTATTATAAAGAAGAATTGCTCCGACAACCGCACCGATTGCAAGCGCACCAACAATAAGTGGCCCCGCGATACCAGCCGCAACACCGACACGAGCGAGCGCACCGCCAAGCATTCCAAATCCAGCTTCCGCTCCAACTACCCTTCCGGCAAGTTGAGCAATTGCACCCTCTAACCGGCCTGTGCCCACAGTTGCATCATCAAGTGCCGGTTTCACCGCTTGCAAAGCTTGGGATAACTTTTGCGATCCTCCTCCCAAATCATTCAGAGAGGTTTGCAGAACATTGAGATATGAATTTGCATCACGCGCAGCATTCGCTATATCGCGTATTTTCGGCGCAATGGTAGGGTCAACCTGATCGGTGATTTGAACAACGATATTGTTACTACCTGCGCTCATAAGTTAACCAACAGATACATTGCGGACAACTTCAGCCGCTAATAGTTCGGCCCGATCAACAAACCCTGCCGGAGCTTGTTCAGACGAACCACTATTTAACAACTGAATGTATGGCATATTGTTTGTAATAAAAATTGGTTGTCCAGGTTGCTTATGCGACAGAACCGAACGCGCATTGTCCATGACCGATGGAGCATTCGCGGCAATCGTTGCCAAAGGGTCAACGGCGTGTGTCCACACACGCTTAATCACTTTTCCTTTGGGACTAGGCGCGTAGGCAGGAATGATTTCTGATGCCGGAGTATCGAGTGTCACTTGCCAGTTAGAAAGTGCGGTTCCAACGTCAGCGGGAGTTCGTTCAGAGAGATCAGCCATTACTACGAGAGCAGCTTGCACAGCAACATCACTTGCCAATCTTCCAATATAGTTTGATGAAACGGCGTTTAACCGATTCATAAACGTTTCGAGATCGGCCATGTCCGCCATTACTTTTTCTCCCGCTTTGCTTCAAGTCTGTTTAAGTGCGCCACATCCATTGATCGAAGAAGATAAACTAGATCGTCAGTTGATTCATCGTTCAAGCAATAGTAATTGGCATAAGAAAGAATTGCCGACCACGGAATACGACCAATCCCCATGCCTTGCGAACGTTCCGCGTCTAGGTCGAAGAACGCTTGCAGATAAAACAAAAGACCGAATCGAAGTTTGGGAGCTTGAGCGATACGCTCAGGAATTGGTTGTCCCGCGCGTATCGCTTGCTTTGCGATGCTCTGCTCGATGGCACCTAAATCCAAAAGATAAAGCAGAACATCAACTAATTTTTTGCGTCAGCCTCAAGCGCGTCTTGACGAAAGAGCGCAACCTTGACCGATTGCTGCGACAAATCTTCGTAAAGATCGGGAAGCTTATCCATGAGCATGATTGCATTCTCAATGTTGAAGGGAATTATCTTCCCCTCTTCATCTTGAACATTCTCCCACCCGATCAAAACCGAAGTGCAAAAGACGCGAGTGAAAACCTTTTGCGCCGTCTTGTTATCGAGCGTGCCCAAATCAATCAACCGACGATACGGCGCGGTTTCGCGTTCAAGTGATTTCGCGTAACGTTGATTGGTTGCATTGCGCCGGAGCAACCGAAAAGCCGGTACAGTCTTATCGTCATTCTCACCGTACTTCACAAGGACGCCTTCTTGTTCCTTCATTGCATCCGTTTTGAACTGCCGAAACAGTGATGACATGGCATTCGCCTCTTTCTTTACATGAATAACTTCATCCGACATGTAACGCCGGTAAATTACTTACTTCGCTGCTACAGTCCAGTTCGTACCGTCACAGTAGGCAAGCGCATGGCTAGTGCTACCGCCTGTGATGGTCGCTCCCCATGTAACAGTAGTTGAGTCGCTGATACTTCGCTTCTGGCCTTCCAACGCAGCCGCACATGTTGGAAGCGTGGCGAAAGTGGTCACGGCTGCAACACCAATGTCATTGAAGACAGTTCCATTCCATTCGCGCCGGGACAAGGTAGTCAAATTGTAATAGCTGGCGCCTGTAAATGCAGCTACGACTTCGGCATCATTGTAGGCTTTGATGTCCATCCCAGGAGAGTTGATATTCAACACAATCGCCGAAGGCACGAGGGTAACGGTTTGCGTGCTTCCGGTAATCGCAACGGCAGTGTTATAACAGTTCAATCGTGGAGTGCCGAAAACGCCAGACGTAAACTCGCCAGCCAAAGAGCAAGCTCGAAACGTCCAGGTCACGCCGGAAGCCAATGCGAAGGAAGCGCCCCCGGTTGCACTTAAAGTGCCGGTCACGGACGCGGTAGGGGCATTCGCTCCTAAGAGTGGACCGCTTTGCAATGACGAAGACAGAAAGACGGAGTATGCTCCACCATTCCATGACTGACCGCCAGCGTCAGTTACTTGAAGTGTAACGGTTGTTGACTGCGCGAAAGCTCCCAGAGAAAGCGCAATCGTTAGCAAAGTTACTGCGATGAATCGTTTCATTGTTTTTCTCCTCAGATTTGAACTACTTTATTACAAACTCGTTTTAGCCAATGGGCATTGCGATGTTCGGCAAATACTCAAAGAAACAAGCCATCATGGTATATCCAGCCGGATTCTCCGCTGCATTCTGTGTAATGTCCACCATGATAGGTTTATCCTTCTCAACCTTGTTCAGACCACCACCCAAGGTAGTAACAGGAAGATCGAAGACCATTCCTTGATTCGCTTGCGCGATAATCGTTTGCAAGCAAACACTATTGTTAGCTTGAATCGCAGCTACAGCACCAACCGTAGCAAAATACGCGGTCAACGATCCCGTAACTACAAAGTTCCCTTCGCTATAGCTGAATCCTCCGAGAACGCCGATTGCTTCGTTGATTGTGACACTGTTCTTGATATTCAATTTCAAAGACGACAAGTATGCATACAACGGAGTGGGATCAAGCGTTAACGGATTGACAATCGCAAGTCGAGAGAGATATATACTCTGACTCGTATTAATTGCGGCTTCTCCAAGAGCCGGAACACGAGTACCAGCCATCAAACCGGTCGTTCCCGTATTGTCCTGATAGTTCAAGGCAACATACGATAGATCGCAAGTGATCTTGTTCGCTTCAGGCATGTTCAACGTCAATTCATCTGGCACAGCTCCAAGCAAATATTCCGCCTGAGTGCCGACGCCATCCGATCCCAAAGTACGCTCCAAATGATAGGTTGTCGGAACAATATTCGCCGGAGTCGTTGCATTGTTGATGACTTTGCCAAAATAGATATCAATCAACTTGCCTGCGCCAGCATCATTCGCCACGGAGGAATTTGATGTAAGATCAAATGTCAGAACGTTGTTGGTAATTGAATAGATGCGAGCATAGAAAGTATCCGCTGCGGTAGCAAATGCATTTGCTGCGTTATCGCCGCCTACATAAACCCATTCGCCAACTTGCAAACCTAATGTAGTCCAATTAAGGACAGTAGAAGTTAACAGCGTATAGGCTCCCACAACAGTGAGCGCGATGTCGCCCGAAGCGCAGCGATACCCACAAACTTCAAAAGCCGCGCCAGCCGGAGGCGTTTCAGCTATCAGGGCTGTATCCACAGTAACCGCCGTTGATGTCACACCGGTAATGTGCTTGAATCCATTGTTCTGCGAGTTCGTACAGTTCTTAGCGTAAATCAAGTGTCCAACAAGGAACGCGGGAGCAGCCGTAAAGCTTCCGGCACTTGCGTCATATGCAGTAGTCGTAATGCCAGTCAACGTGATCGAATTTCCGTTCAATGGATCGGTCGAAGCCGGTTCAATTGCCAGAGCAAAGAAAAAGCCCTGAAGCAGTCGCGTCATATTGTGCTGCGTCAAATCCGTGACCCATCCACCTTTCGCCTTGAGATCGGTGATGGTTCCTTTCAAATTCTGACGTGTCGCATTGATGATCTGGCGAGCAACGCTCTGAAACGTTGGGCCAAAATCAGTATAGGAATTCGGTTCAAGCGCGTACCATGTCGGAGAGCCGGGGAGTGTCTCAAGGCTCGATTCAATGGCAAATGA